AAAGCTAAACTTATACTATGGGAAGAAGCTGGTAAGTTCCCACATTTAAAAACAGCTTGGCAGATTGCTAGACCATCTGTTGAAGATTCAAGTGTTGCCGTAGGTTTAATGATAGCTTATGGTACTGGTGGTTCTGATGATGCTGATTATGCAGGTTTAAAAGATTTATTTTATGAACCTAAAGCATATAATGCATTATCTATAGAAAACATTTGGGACGAAGAAAGTTATGGTGAAGAAGGTGGATTCTTTGTACCAGAATATTATAATATGGGTGGTTACTATAATGGTGATGATAAGTCATTACATGGTAAACCGTTCATGGATAAAAATGGTAATTCAAATTTACCATTGTCAAAGAAATTTGCATTAGAGGAAAGAAAAAAGGTATCTGATCATGCTAGTGATAGAACTTCATTAGATAGATATATATCAGAGAAACCATTCACGCCTGCTGAGGCTACCTTAAATATAAAAGGTAATATCTTTCCTAAAGCTGATTTAATTAGGCATTTAGCAACGATTAAAAACTCTAAGAAGTTATCAGAATATAAGCAAGTTGGAACTTTAACATATGAAGAAGGTAAACTTAAATGGGAGATAAGTACCAAGTTAAAAGATTTAAATAGATATAGAGTTGAAGCAGATCAAGACAAATCTGGAGCTATAGTTATATGGGAACATCCTTCTGATGATCCTCCTTATGGATTATATATAGCTGGCTGCGATCCTTATGATCATGATCATTCTACTACTAATTCTTTAGGATCTGTTATAATATATAAAAGATTTCAGAATTTTGAATCTTATTATGATTTGCCAGTTGCTGAGTTTACAGGTAGACCAGATACAGCAGAGGAGTTTTATGAAACAGTACATAGATTAATAAAGTATTATAATGCTAAGATGCTCTATGAAAATGAGAAAAAAGGATTATATGTATACTTTACACAAAAACATGAAGAATATTTATTAGCTGATCAACCAGATATTATTAATGATGTACTCCAAACTACCACAAAAGTGGCTAGGAAAAAGGGTATACATATGAATAAAGAGATCAAATTGTGGGGGGAAAGGTTAATTAGAGATTGGTTAAATGAAGAATATGCTCCTGGTTATAAGAATCTTACTAAGGTATTTTCAGAAGCATTATTAGAAGAATTGATATCTTATAATGAGGATGGTAACTTTGACCGCGTAATGGCTTTAATGATGATTATGATTTATAAAGAAGAGTTACATCACGTACATGTAAAAGGCAAAAAGGACTATGATAAGTCTAGGTGGTTGTTTGCTGAACCACTATTTAAAGAATTAGATAAGATAGGATGGATTTAAAAAAATTAAAAAATGAGTACTAGTAATACATTTCCTGTTCAAAAGATACCTTTAAGGGAAAAAACTGAAGAATGGAAAAAACAATGTGTGGAGGCAGTTATAGCAAAAAGTTCTGATGGAGCTCCAATTGATGGACAGAGTAGGAAAGACAGGATGAAAATTGCATATGAATTGTATAACAGTAATTTTGATGAAAAGGATTTCAAACATGTTACTGATCCATTTAATGTTGGAGATACATTTCCATCTAAGATGCAAAATCATAATATTGTTAGACCTAAAATTGATTTATTGCTTGGTGAAGAAAGTAAACGAGCATTTACATTTAAGGTTATTCAAACTAATGACGAAGCAGTTAGTGGTATGCAAACAGAGTATAAACAGATGATTTTACAATATCTTATAGATACTCTTAATACTACTCCAGATGATGATAATTATTTGGATGATCTTCAAAAATATATGAAATTTAGTTATAAGAATATAGCTGAAGAAACTGCTTATAATGCATTAAATTATCTTAAAGAAAAACTTAATATAACTAATGAGTTTCTTAAAGGATGGAAAGATGCGTTAATAGCCGGAGAGGAGTTATATTATATAGGTATACTTAATGGTGAACCTACTTTTGAGAGAGTTAATCCTATGTATTCTGATTATGATAGAAGTCCAGATACTGAATTTATAGATCAGTCTGCTTGGTTTAAAAGATTAATGTATGCGTCTCCATCTACTATATATGATAGATATTATAATAAATTAGAGGAAAGTGATTTAGATACTATTCTTGAGATGACTCAAGGTAATAAAGGTATGACTAAAATTAGTAGTAGTGGTGGAATTAAATGGAATACTACTCTTACTAATGCAATGCTTAATAATGAAGAAATTGAAGATGCGTTAGAGGTACATCATGTTGTTTGGTCATCATATAAAAAGATAGGATTTTTAACATATGTGGATGAAAATGGTGATGAACAAGTAGATATAGTAGATGAATCTTATGATGCTGATCCAGAAGAAAAGATTGAATGGGAATGGATTACTGAAGTATGGGAAGGTTATCGTATAGGTTCCGACATGTATTTTGGTATTCAACCTATAGAATTTCAACATCAATCATTAGATGCATTATATGAAAATAAAATACCATTTACAGGTGCAGTATATAGTAATACTAATTCTAGAGGTAAATCATTGTTAGAGATAATGAAACCGTTACAATATATGTATTTGGTTTTATGGTATCGTTTAGATATTGCTTTAGCTAGAGACAAGGGTAAAGCGTTAGTTATGGATATTACGCAAATACCAAAATCAATGGGTGTTACCACTGAAAAATTCTTACATTATTTATCTTCTTTGGGAGTTGTGTTCTTCAATCCATATGAAGAGGGTTGGGATATACCTGGTCGTGAAGGTGGTAAAGCATCATCATTTAATCAATTTTCTTCTGTAGATTTAAGTATGTCTAATGTTATAGTTGGTTATATTCAGCTTATGACAAAGATAGAAGATATGATTGGTGAGATATCTGGTGTATCTAGACAAAGACAGGGACAGATACAGAGTGATGAATTGGTTGGTAATGTACAACAAACTATTGTACAATCATCTCATATTACTGAACCGTTATTTCATAAACATAATCAAGTTAAACGTAGGTGTTTAAATATGCTTATAGATACTGCAAAGTATGCGTGGGGCAGTTCAAATAAGAAGACATTACATTTTGTTTTACCAGATATGTCTAGGGTATTTAGTGAAGTAACTTCAGAGTTTTTATTTGCAGATTTAGATGTATTTGTAATAGATTCTACTAAAGAAACTCAGGATATTGAAAGAGTTAAAACATTGCTTCCATATGCAGTTCAGAATGGTGCTACATTGTTAGAGGCAGCTGAAGTAGCAACTGGTGATAATGTTTTAAGGATGAAGAGACAATTAGCTGAAATAGATGAACGTAAAGCTAAGATACAAGAAGACATGGCTAAACGTGAACAAGAAACTCAAATGCAGATACAACAAATGGTGGCTCAAGAAAAGGCTGAAGAGAATAGAATTAAAGAAGAAGATTCTATACGTAAAGCTGAAACTGCTTTGAATATAGCATTAATCAATGCCGATGCTAAAGAAGATGATATGATGGATAACGATACTAATGATAATGGTATTAAAGATCAAATTGATTTAATGAAAATACAATTACAAAAAGATAAACAAGCAATTGATGCTAAGCAAAAGGAGAAACAAATAGCTGAAGAAGTTAGGCGTAATAAAGTTGCTGAGCAACAAAAAGAAAAAGAGATTGCCATTAAAAGAAAAGTGGCAAATAAACCAACTTCATCTGTTAAAAAATAATGGTAGGGGTATATAAAATACAATCTATATTAAAACCAGAAAGAATATATATTGGCTCTTCTATTAATATTACTAAAAGATGGAAGGCACATATTAATGATTTAAAACGTAATGTTCATAAAAGTAAAAAATTACAAAGACATTATAATAAATATGGAGTTGGAGATTTTATTTTTTCTATTTTATTAGAATGTAAAGTAGAAGATTTAATGAAAAATGAGCAATGTTACTTAGATACATATCGTCCTTATTTTAATACTTGTAAAATTGCAGGAATTACTTTAGGATATAAACATTCTGAGGAAACAAAATTAAAAATGAGAAAGCCTAAATCAGAAGAACATAAAAGAAAATTGAGTAAGGCAAAACAAGGATATGTTCCTTGGAATAAAGGAAAGAAAGGTTTGTATTTTACAAGTGAAAAAACTAAATTAAAACAAAGTATTGCTTTAAAAGGAAAACCTAAAATTAGAAAACCCGTAGTAAAAAGTAAATAATTATGGCTGATAAAGATAAGAAACCATTAGCTGGATTTGATATATTAGCTGACTTTATAGTTGGTAGTAAAAATAAAGATGATAGTTCAGTTGATGATAAAGGTAAAAGTGCATTCCTGGATATAGATCCAGATGACCTACAAAAACAAATGCTCGGCGATGATGCCGATGATGATAAAGATGATCAGAAAAAAGATGACAAGTTAGATGATAATAAAGATGATAAACTAGATGATGATAAGAAAGACGATCAAGACGATGATAAAAAGGATGATAAGAAAGATGATGACGATATTAAAACTGATGAAGATAAAGAATATGAATCAGAAATTAGTACATTCTTTGCTAGTGAATTAGCTAAAAAACTCAAACTTGAAGTTGATGAAGATGATTTAAAATTTGAGAGTGTCGATGACGTTCTTGAATTAATGACCGAAATAGTAAATGAGAATTCAAAACCAACTTATGCTTCAGACGAAGTAGAAGCTTATGATGAGTTTGTTAGAAATGGTGGCGATTTAAAGGATTTTTATAAGGAAGTATATTCTGGTAAGTTAGATGTAGCGGCTGTAGATCTTGAAAAAGAGTATGATCAAAGGGCTATTGTTAGAGAAAATTTACTTAATCAAGGATATAAAGAAGA